CGTGCCCATCCCTACTGCTGCGTGTGCATGTGTACCGCTGACCTGACGGTGGATCATCCGAGTCGCAGTGTTCTGTGTCGTCCATGCCATGGTCGGCTCGAAGCGCGACGACGAGCGGCGAAAAGTTCAAGAAGTTTCGCCGCCCTTAACCCCCGTTCAGCATGAATTCCTAATCCGAATGGCGCGGACCGGACGCAAGACCGATCCGATCGACGCGAGTCCTGGTCCGTGGGAGGCCGGCAGGGGCTCGTATCACGGCCAGGTCATCCGCTTCATCGAGCGCTACTGCGTCATCCCCAAGGGCCACGGCCACGGCCGGCCGCTGCAGCTCGCGTCCTGGCAGAAGGAGCAGATCGAGGCCATCTACGCCCCGGGCATCGACGCCGCGGTGCTGTCCTTCCCGCGAGGCAACGGCAAGAGCACCCTCGAGGCGGCCCTCGCGGTCGCCGCGGGCTTCATGGGCAACGGCACGGGCTCGCCGTCGGTGCCGATCATCGCGACCACGGTCGGCCAGGCCATCCGATCGGTCTACGGCACGGTCAACGCGATGGTTGCGAAGTCGCCCGAGCTCCGGACGCGGAGCATCCCCTACTCGGGGATGGGCCATACCCGCATCGTCATCCCGCGCAACGGCGGCGAGATCTTCCCGATGGCCAACCTCGAGGGCCAGATCCAGGGGCTCGACCCGACCCTGGCCATCGCCGACGAGATCGGCTTCCAGCCGATGAGCGCCTGGGGCGGGCTCGTCCAGGCCGGCGGCAAGCGCGAGCGCTCGCTCATCCTGGGCATGGGCACGCCCGGGGTCGACCACGACAACGCGCTGTACGCCATCCGCGAGAGCCTGCTCGCGGGCCCCCTGCCGCGCTTCCACTTCCGCGAATGGGCGGCCGAGGAGGGCGCGAGCCTCGATGACCGGAGGCAGTGGCGCGCCGCCAACCCCGCCATCAAGGCCGGCTTCCTGCGCGAGAGCGCCCTCGAGACCGACCTCCACCTGATGCCCGCCGCCCGCTTCCGGATCTTCCGGCTCGGCCTCTGGGTCGAGGGCTTCGAGAGCTGGCTCGGCGAGGACGGCGGGGCCCTGTGGCGCGAGACCGAGGACGACTACCACATGGTCCCGGGAGCTCCGACGTGGGTCGGCGTCGATGCCGCGATCACCCGCGACACGACCGCGGTCGTCATCGTCCAGGAGCGGCCCGACGGCAGGCTCCACGCCCAGGCCAAGTTCTGGCAGCCGACCCGCGACGAGCCGACCGACATCTCCGAGGTCATGGCCTACATCCGCATCCTCGCCGATACCTACCGCCTCGGTTCGGTCGCCTTCGACCCGCGCTTCCTCGACTGGCCGGCCAAGGTCCTCGGCGACGAGGGCGTGCCCATGGTCGAGGTCAGCCAGGGCGTGGACCGGATGACCTCGGTCGTCGGCGACCTGTACACGATCATCCGCGAGAAGGGCGTCACCCACCCGCGCGACCCGCTGTTCGCGCAGCACGTCCTGTCGGCCCAGGCGCGCCACAACGAGCGCGGTTTCACCCTCAAGAAGGACCGCGATTACCGCCATATCGACGGCGTTATCGCCCTATCACTGGCCGTTTCGATGTATCGGGGGCGAAAGAAGGCGCGTCCGGAGCTGTTCGTGGGCTGAAATACGTGTGTTATGGTCGCGAGCGTGGGGATCTTCGACCGTCTGAACGCATATTTCAGCGGGAGACAGGCCGCCGGCGAGCCCGCCTACCCAGGCTTCCCCGCCTACCCCGCCTACCCCGAATTCATGTACGGCGGGAGCATCCGCGTCCCGACGGGGCTGCCCGCGGTCACCGAGGCCAAGGCGCTCGCCATCCCGGCCTACGCCCGCAGCGAGCAGCTGATCGCGGGGACCATCGCGAGCCTGCCCTTGAAGACCTATCGGCGCTCGGGTGGCGACGGGCCGCGTCACGAGGTCGTCAGCGTCCTCGATGCGCCACAGGGGCCCGTCCCGATCAGCCCCTTCGCCTGGGTCGAGCGCTGCGTCACCCACCTCATCCGCTACCAGGAGCTGTACCTGCGCCCGATCTACAGCGACGGCGGCCTCCTGGTCGGGCTCGAGGTCGTCCACCCGAGCGCCATCCGCTACGTCCATCCGTCGGGCTGGGGCAAGGCGTTCACCGTGCTCATGGGCGACGACCAGGAGGTCGTCCTCACCGACACCGACCCGCAGCCCGAGATGATCCAGGTCCTGGGCCCCGGAGCGAACACCGGGCAGCGCCGGGGCGAGCCGATCTTCGTGACCAGCCAGCCCCTCTTCCAGGTCGCGATCGCCGCGATGACCGCCATGGGCCGCGTCTTCACCGGACCCATGATCCGGGGCATGGTCAGCCCCGAGGCCGAGGACGAGATCGAGGGCGAGGAGATGGGCCGCATCGTGGACCACCTCAACAGCCGGATGTCGGGCGCCCAGAACGCGGGCCAGCTGGCCGCGGTCAACCGGCACCTCAAGATCACGCCCTGGGAGCAGCGCAACGACGAGGCGCAGTACGCCGAGACCCTCGGCCAGGTCACCGAAGCCTTCGCCCGCCTGCTCGGCCTGCCGCCGCACCTCCTGGCCATGATCGAGAAGCAGACCTCGTGGGGGACCGGCATCCAGGAGCAGAACATCGGCCTCGCCCGCTACACGCTCATGCCCTACACGTCTCGCCTCGAGACCGCCCTCGTCCGCTTCCTGCCCCGCGGCCAGTTCTGCGAGTTCGACTACAAGGGCCTGCTGCAGAGCTCTCCGTCGGCGGAGATCGCGACCCTCGAGACGCAGGTCAGCGCGGGCATCCTGACCGTGGACGAGGCGCGGGCCGTGCTCAACCTGCCGCCCCGGCAAGAACCCTCCGCACCGGAGCCGACCCCGGTCGTCCAGGCGTCGGCTCCGGTGTTCAACGTGACCCTGCCGCCGCCGCCGGAGATCACCTTCACGGCACCGCCGCCCGTCCAGCCGCCCGACATCCACGTCACCCTCGAGAGCCCGGCGAGGCCCGTGACCCGGACGGTCAAGCGCGACAGGGCGGGCCTGATCACGGAGATCGTCGATGGCTGACACGACGCGCATCGCCAACAACGCGGCGTCCGCCGAGGCCGACGCCCTGGCGCGCCTCCTCGACAACGGCTGGCTGCGGATCTACGACTCGACCGGCGGCACCGGGCAGCCGGCCACGGTCGACACGGCGGTCGGCAGCCAGGTCATCCTGGCCGAGCTGCGCTTCTCGGCGACGTCGGCACCCGGCGCGTCGAACGGGGTCATCACGTTCAGCGCCCTGACCGCCGACTCGTCGGCCAACGCGACCGGCACCGCGACCTGGTTCCGGACCTTCAAGTCCGACGGCACGACCCCGGTCTGGGACGGCTCGGTCTCGACCGCGTCGGCGACGATCAACCTCAACACGACCTCGATCGTGTCGGGCGCCGCCGTGTCGGTCACCGCGCTGACCTTCACCGTGAACAAGGGTTAGGGCCGTGGCTTTTGCCCTGGTCGGGTCCGCCGGGGCGGTCTCGGTCGGAGCAGTCGGGGCGTCGGTCACACCCGCCTATGGGCAGACCCCGACCGCGGGGAATCTGCTGGTCTGCTTCATCACCATCACGGGCACCGGTTCTAGTGGGATCAGCGGCGGTGTTTGGACGTTAGCCACCAGCAACGGCGCGGCGGGCGCCGGGAACGTCTACATCTACTACAAGGTCGCAGCCGGTGGAGATGCCGCGCCGACTGCGGTCGGGTCGTCCGGGAGCACCGTGGCGACCCACCTGGAGGAGTGGTCGGGGGGAGCCACCGTCAGCCCACTCGATAAGTGGGGCAGCAACAACGGGACGTCCAGTCCGATCAGCGCTACGTTGGCGGCGGCCAACGCCGCCGCGAACGAGCTGGTGGTCATGGTCGGGTGCGATTTCCGGTCCACGGCACGGGCGAGCGCCGACACCTGGACATCGAACCATGGGACGCCCGTTCTCCGGGGGAGCAATAACGGCGTCTCAACGACCGGCCACTACTCACACGCCACGCTGATCAGCAACAGCGCCGCCGCCGCCGACACGGTGGTGATGACCCTGTCGATCACCACGTCGATCATCGGCCTGGCGACCTGTGCGGCGTCGTTCCTCCTCGCGCCAGCCTCGGGAGCGAGCGGCACGGGCGCAGGGACGCAGACCCCCGCGACCTCGACAGGCTCCGCGGCCGAGAGCATGAGCGGCACGGGCGCAGGGTCCGGCACCGCGGCGAGCTCGAGCGGCAGCGGGACCGTCGCCGCAGCCGGCGCGACCGGCACGGGCGCGGGCACGCAGACCGTCCAGACCGCGATCGGCACGGGGCTCGAGGCCATCACAGGATCCGGCGCCGGGCTCGAGGCGGCAGCGACCGCGGCCGGGACCGGGCTCGAGACGATCAGTGGGTCGGGCGCAGGGACGCAGACGGTCCAGACCTCGACCGGCAGCGGCAGCTCGCTCGTCGCCGTCACCGGCACCGGCGCAGGGTCGGGCACCGCGGCGAGCGCGGCTGGTAGCGGCGACGTGGCGGCCCTCGGCG